TATCAGCCGCAAACTACCTTTCCGATGAATGCGTGATTCAGCATCTACCATTCCTCACACCAGAAGAGGCAATGGCAGAAATTGAAAAACGGCAGGATGAAGAAATTAAAAGATTTTCAGCAGACGATGAAGAGGAAGAGGAAGAACAGGAAGGGACTGATACTAAGTGAGTAGTTACTCCGACAAATACACAGAAAAAAGGCTGAGAGAGGTAGAAAAGCGGCTGCAACAGGTATATCAGGAAGCGCACAAAGAGCTGAAAGAAAAGGCTACGGAGTACTTTAAAACGTTTCAATCACGCTACCTGAAAGAGTATAACGCATACATGGAAGGGAAATATACAGATGCAGAGTTCTTCCAGTGGGTCAGCAATCAGGTAGCGCGAGGGGAAAGGTGGGAAGCTCTGAGAGATCAGATGGCAAGGCGACTTACTGATGCAAACAAACTGGCGGCTGACTATATCAATAACGTTACTCCTGAGGTGTTCCGCGAAAACTACAACTACTCAGCCTATGAGATTGAGAAGGGAAGCGGCATAAGCTTTGATCTTCTGGACGAGGACACAATCAGGAGACTGTCCGAGGGTGAGATTGAGTTGCTACCACCTGCAAGAGTAGATATCCCAAAGGATGAGCGATGGAATCGCCAAAAGGTGCAGAATGCAGTGCTGCAAGGCATCTTACAAGGGGATGCAGTGGGCGATCTGGCAAAACGGCTAGAAAACGTCACCAACATGAACCGCAGTGCAGCTATCAGAAATGCAAGGACGATGATAACAGGCGCACAGAATGGTGGGCGGCAAGAAAGCTATAACCGTGCCTCTGCCATAGGGATTGAAATGCAGAAAGAATGGATGTCGGCAAATGATAACCGAGTGAGAAATTCACATAAGCAATTAAACGGAGTAAGGGTGAGGTATGACGAACCATTCCCAAACGGCTGTATGTACCCTGCCGACCCTAAAGGCAAGCCGTGCGAGGTATACAACTGCCGCTGTACTATGGTAGCAATCACAATACACGCAGATCAGACGAGGAGAAACGATCACAGCGTAAAAAGTTATAAGGAGTGGAAACAGAGACATGGGTAGCATAAGAATTGAGATTGATAATACTGATGCTGTTATCCGTGCCAGTCGCGATCAGATCAAAAAAGCACTAGAGGAGTGCGGACTGACAGCGGAACGATATGCCAAGGAGAAATGCCCTGTCGATACTGGAAACCTGCGTAATAGCATTACACATCAGATGGACGGAGATAACAAGGTACTGATAGGTTCTAATGTAGAATATGCACCGTATGTTGAGTTAGGCACTGGAAAGTATGCTGACGGGGGTAGAAAAACCTCGTGGGTATACGAGGATAGCAAGGGCAACTGGCACATGACAAATGGGCAGAAAGCGCAACCATATTTGAAGCCTGCACTTGCAAATCATACGGATGAGTATGCAAAGATTATACGAGAGAATTTGGAGGGTTAACACCCTCCTTTTTCTTTTGCCATTTTGAAAGTTGGCACAACATCAATCAAAAATCATGGTAGGGTGTAGCCACTGTAAAGAATAACAGTCGCAATACGGCTATAGCGCGAGAATGCGCCCCAAAGAATAGGAGAAGAAATAGCAATGGCATTAAAAAAATCAGATTTTAGAGAGATCATTAAAAACCAAAACGCAACCGATGAGGAGAAAATTTCT